AAAATATCAAAAAAAAGAAAAGACACTGACCCTAAAAAAATTCAAGAATATCATAGAAAGAAAAAACCTAGTACAAAAATTTTTGATATTATAGGTGAAGTTTTAAAAACACCTTATAAAATAAGAGGTGGAAAAGCAAAAGGTGGTTTAATAAAAGGTAGACCTAAATTAGCGAAAAGAGGTTTTTAACATGACTAAACTATGTCCTAGAGGTAAAGCTGCAGCGAAAAGAAAATTTGACGTGTATCCGTCTGCATATGCTAACGCATACGCTTCTAAAATTTGTGCAGGTAAAATCAAAGATCCATCTGGAGTTAAGAGAAAAGATTTCAGAGGTAAAAAAGCTGAAGGTGGATTAATGGAAGCAACATCTAGATTAAAAAGACAAGGTTTAAAAATGGGTGGTAAAGCTTGTATACAAATAAAAGGTTTTGGTAAAGCACGAAGACCAAGTAGATAATCATGGCTAAGAACGGTTTAGATAAATGGTTCAAACAAAAATGGGTAGATATTGGAAGCAAGCGAAAGGATGGTTCGTTCGCAAAATGTGGCCGTTCAAAACAAAAAGCAGATGCGAAGAGAAAGTATCCGAAATGCGTTCCACTTGCAAAAGCCACACGGATGAGCGACTCGCAAAGGGCGAGTGCTGTCAAACGAAAAAGAGCAGCGGGTAATGTAGGACCGAAACCAACTAACGTTGCAACATTTGCAAAAAGAAAGAAAGCAGCAAATGGTGGTTACATGGGAAGTTTTTTAAAATTAGACGTAGATGGGAAAACATATGGAAACCCAAGTTTAAGAAAATATTATAAGGGCATGGTGTAATGAGAAGATATTTTTCAAATGGTAGTAAAAAAGGTGGCAAAAGTTACTCTGAAAAAGAGTTATTAGAATTTAATAAAGGTGTTAAAGAACATATAAAAGATGTTGATAGTGGAAAAATAAAATTTAAAACACCTATGATTTATAATAAAAAATTTAAATCTAAAACACCCGTTATTAATCCACAATCAAAAGAATACAAAAAATTTATATCAAAAAAAATTAAAGTGGCTGAAGCAGCCGAAGGTGGAAGAATAGGGTATTCAAAAGGCAGCATGCCTGCAAGAAATAAAAAAAATTTTCGTCCAACGGAAAAAGGTGCAGGAATGACAAGAGCTGGCGTTGCTGCATACAGAAGAAAAAACCCTGGCTCAAAACTAAAAACAGCTGTGACGGGTAAAGTAAAACCTGGATCTAAAGCTGCGAAGAGACGTAAGTCCTTCTGCGCGAGAAGCGCCGGTCAAATGAAAAAATTTCCGAAAGCAGCAAAAGATCCTAATTCTAGACTACGTCAAGCTAGAAGAAGATGGAAATGTTAATAGATTTTTTTAAAAAAATATTAGGACTAGATAAATTAGATTATAGAATTAGACAATTAGAAAGAGCAAAATATTGGAAGGAGAAATATGAAAAAACAAAAAGAAAGGGTAGAAAATGATGGATCCATTAGTGGTTGTAGCTAAAATACAAAAAATGATGAGAGAAAACTTACAGAGAGTTGGTGATGCCATGATTAGTGGTGGTGTTGACAACATGGAAAAATATCAGTATATGTTAGGACAAGCGAGAACATATCAATATCTATTACAGGAAATCTCTAACCTGCTAGAAGAAAAGGAGCAAAAAAATGAACGAGAGAATGTCATCGACATCAAAGGAAGTACCAAAGATTAAACTTGGTCTTCAAGATAAATACAAAGAAGAATCTAAAGGTGAACCAGAACCTTTAAATCCAGACAACATACAGAAACAAAAAGAACAGCTGCCCGATCCTAGTGGCTGGAGACTTTTAGTTTTACCTTTTACACCAAAAGAGAAAACTAAAGGTGGGATAATTATTGCACAAGAATCATTAGAAAAATTACGTATTGCTACAAACTGTGGTTACGTTTTAAAAGTTGGACCACTAGCTTATTATGACAAAGAAAAGTTTCCAACAGGTGCTTGGTGTAAAAAAGGAGATTGGGTAATTTTTGCTCGTTATGCAGGATCAAGATTACCTATCGAAGGCGGAGAAGTCCGTTTATTAAATGACGATGAGGTCTTAGGAACTATAAATGACCCAGAGTCTGTATTGCATAATATTTAACATAGAAGGAGATAACTATGCCAGACGTAGAAGAAAACAAACAAGATCTAGTTGACATCGATACATCGGGTCCCGGTGCTGAAGTTGAATTAGAAGAAACAAAAGAGAAAGTAGAGATAGAAAATGAAACTGTTACAAACGATACTAAGTCCGATGACACATCTGAGAAACCTGATGTCAAGTCTGATGTTCAAGATAACAAACAAGAAGCAAGCGACGAGAAGCAAGAAACTAAAAAAGAAGAGCTAGAAGATTATAGTGAAGGCGTTAAAAAAAGAATTGCAAAGCTAACTAAAAAATGGCGTGAAGCAGAAAGACAAAGAGAAGCTGCTTTAGAATATGCTAAAAACATTCAAGAAGAATCCACTAAATTAAAAACAAGAGTATCTAATTTAGAACCTAGTTATGTTAACGCAATGGAAAGTAAAGTTTCTGCAGGGCTACAAGCAGCACAAGCTAAACTTGCAGCTGCAAGAGAAGCAGGTGACATAAAAACTGAAGTTGAAGCACAAAAAGATATAGCTAAACTAGGTGTTGAAGAAGCACGTGTTGCTGGAATGAAGCAACGAGCGGCAACTGAAATGAGACAAATAAAACAACCTACACAATCTTTAGATCAAGCAGTTGCACCTCAAGCAACACCTGATCCAAAAGCAGAAGAATGGGCTGAAAAGAATCCTTGGTTTGGTCAAGACAGTGCAATGACATATACTGCATTTGATTTACATGAAAAACTAACCAAAGAAGAAGGCTTTGATCCTAATACTGATGAGTATTATGCAGAAGTAGATAAGAGAATGAAGCTTGACTTCCCTCATAAATTTGCTAAAACTGAAACAAAGGAAACGACTAAACCTACTCAAACTGTAGCGTCAGCTACGCGGAGTGTAAAACCTGGTCGCCAAACTGTGAGACTCACTTCATCGCAGGTAGCAATTGCTAAAAAATTAGGAGTGCCATTAGAAGAGTATGCGAAACAATTAAAAATCACGAAGGAGGCATAAGCATATGAGTACAGATAAAATAAAAACTTCCCGTGCGAGTCAAACAAGAGCTAAGACAGCTAAAAAAACTGTTTGGACTCCACCGTCATCTTTAGATGCACCCCTTGCACCAGATGGGTACCATCATAGATGGATAAGAGCCGAGACTATGGGTTTTGATGATACAAAAAACATGTCAGGTAAATTAAGATCAGGATATGAATTAGTAAGAGCTGATGAATATCCAGAAACTGATTATCCAACTATTAACGATGGAAAATACAAGGGAGTAATCGGAGTTGGTGGCCTATTGCTGGCTAGGATATCGGCAGAACTCGTTGAATCGCGTAAGGAGTATTTTGCAAACCTTACAAAACAAAAAGACGAAGCAATTGACAACGATCTTCTTAAAGAACAGCACCCAGGTATGCCTATCGACGTTGATAGACAGACTCGTGTAACCTTCGGTGGTACAAAAAAGAACTAATAATTTTTTAGTAATTTTTGCCAACGAATAAATTAAACCGTCTACCTTTGGTAGACACAAGGAGATAAATATGGCAAACCAAGACGCAGCTTTCGGATTAAAACCCCTAGGCAAAATTGGTCAAGCAGCTGACAATAACGCCGCTACTGAATACGAAGTAGCAGCTAGTGCTTCAGCATTCTCTCAAAACGACATGATGAAAGCTCTAGCAGCTGGTACTGTCGGAATTGCAGCGAATACTGACAACGGAGTTCTACTCGGCTCTATGCAAGGTGTTTTTTTCACTGACGCGACTACAAAAAAACCTACATTTGCTAATCACTTGCTGGGTTCAAATACAGCAACTGATATTAAAGCATTTGTAACTGACGATCCTTTTCAAGTTTATGAAATACAATCGGCAGCAACTGGCGCAACTCAACAATTAGACGTTTTTACAAACGCTGATTTAACTGTTGCAGCAGGTGCTACTCCGCATTTTGTTTCTAAAACTGAATTAACGGATACTCAAGCAACAACAACAGCCAATATGCGAATCATTGGAGTTTCAGATGACCCAGACAATAGCGATTTAACATCAGCTAATTGTAACTTTAAAGTGATCATCAACGAACACTTCTACATGACCGCTACTGGCGTATAATAGCAGAATAGGAGAATAAAAAATGGCTATATCAAGAGGACAACTAGTTAAAGAACTAGAGCCAGGTTTGAATGCACTATTCGGCTTGGAATACAACAACTATGCTAATGAGCATGCGGAAATGATCGATGGCTAACACTAAACAAGTGAAAGCTGCTAATGTGTTAAACAACGCTTTTGGAACTGCAAACGGTGGAGATGGAAAAGCACTATGTGCTGACGATCACCCAATCGTTGCAGGAACAGACAGAAATGAGTTATCAACTTCAGCGGATCTTAACGAAACATCATTGGAGCAATCTTTAATAGATATTGCTGCTTTGACTGACGAAAGAGGTCTAAAAATTGCAGCTCAAGGTACTAAGTTAATTATACCTTCAGCTTTACAATTTACAGCTGAAAGATTAATGAAGTCTGCTGGAAGAGTTGGAACAGCTGATAATGATATCAACGCTGTAGCGTCTAAAGGAATGATTCCACAGGGATACACTGTGAACCACTACCTAACTGACACAGATGCGTTTTTCATTAAAACAGACGTGCCTAATGGTCTAAAACATTTTGTTAGAGCACCGATGAAAACAGCTATGGAAGGCGACTTCACAACTGGAAACGTAAGATACAAAGCTAGAGAGAGATACTCATTTGGGTTCTCTGACTGGAGAGGTATTTTCGGATCACCAGGAGCATAATCATCAAACTAATGTGGCGGACATAGTTCCGCCACATTTTAAAATTAGAAAGAAAAAATGCACCTCAAAAACTTTAGAGTACAAATTAATGCCTACAAATATCATGCAGATTTTGTTATAAACTGCGTCGAAACTCCGCTAGATATTGAAAATGCAATAGTTGACAAACTCGGAGAAAATAGTATAAAGTGGGAGTATCTTGGAGAAATGATGGACCCAAGTATAAATAGAATAACCTATGAGGAGGTTATTGATGGAGAACATGATGCAACATCTACAGGACCTTTACGTGAAGAAAAAAGGTCTGGATCTCGAATGGGAGCAGGAGCATCTTAAAGAGGGTAGATATACTCTCGATATGGTTAAAATTGACAGAAAAGTCAGAGAAGTAATTAGCCATATTAAAATTG